TCCGCCCGCTGTAGTTCGGTAGATTGCAATACCCACACCATCATTGGTTGTGCTGTTCTGAACGGTAATCCCGCCGAGTAGTTCCATCTGCGTGTCCGTCGGCGTCATCGTTGCTACGTGTCCCGTTGCAACGTATGTGCTGCTTGCGGTCGCGTAATCCGATGCAAGTGTGCCCAAAACTACAGGAACTTTATTGCCGCCTACATCGTAATCTAAGCCCGTGTTAGGCGCGAATCCGTATTCAACCCCTGTCGTAGTCCATACCCCGCTAACTTTCCATTGTCTAGTCAAAGTACCCGCTACGTCGTCTACAATTTCCTGATAGACGTTCGGTACAAGTTCAATTACTGTTTGTGTCATCTTTCAATTCTCCTTAATATCCCGAATAAACTTCCTTAGTGCTGCCGTTGCCAGCGATATACAAACCGCCAGCGTCAACCGTGAACGATGTGCAGCGCAGATATCCCATGTTCATAAGTGTTGCGCCGCTTTGCACCTCGACCGCGCCACACGTCAGCTCTTCACCTGTTGATATAGCGGCGACCGTGCCGGAATAGATAGTCCAGTTCGGTGAGACGTATTGGTAAAGAATTGACTGTGCAAGCGCGACGAGTCCTTGGTCGTTTGCGTATATTGGTGTCGGGCCGTTTCTAAGGAGCGTCATTTTGTGTACACCCCTATAAATGATATGTTAACCGTCGTGCCTGACACATTCTTGACTTGAATGTAATAGGTATAGTTTACGTCCTCGACGAGGGAAAGCCTGCCTCCGGCACCCGTGTCATAGTCATACTGAATTAACGTGTTTGGAGTAACAAAGAACAGTTGAACCGCGCCACTGTACCTGATGTTGTGAACGGTCGCCTCATTGCTGCTGCCTGGTTGGATGTTGAATGTGGCACCGTTTGCGAGACTTGCTGATTCCCCACAGAATTTGTCACCTTGTGAAACCATCGTTTTTTCCTCCTACTGTGCAGCTGCTACGGTCTGCGTGAATATCCCCTCTGCTGCCCACGCCAATGTGAGTGTTCCCCTCGTCACCATCTGCGCGCCGAGGTCAAGGTAGCAAAGTAACGGATTACTATTCGTCGTCGAGGCTGCAGCTGCATATTGCAGGATCGCGTATTCCGCCGCGATACTCGCGTTCGTCGTGAATACCAGCGGGCCGGACGTCTTGAGCCCTACGACCCCTGCCGCCACCGTCGGAACGCCCGTCGCGACTCCTGAACCGCCGAGTGAGTAACCGTCACAGGCTGCAATCTCGAACGGACTTGATGCCGCCCATTTAATATCGTTATATGTTTTCCACGATGCTTTAACCGGCGCATCAGCCGTAGGCCCAAGGACGCAGAACGTCGATGTGCTGTTTGCTTGTATGTTCACTCCACCCGTCAGCATCGCAACCGGGAGGTTATCAAATACTGCACTTGTCATTATCCATCACTCCTTTTCCTAATAAATTGCCCGCAATCATTATCGTAATGCCTGCGGCCTATGTGCTGCAATCCACCTTTCACGCCCGCCCTGCAATGATAGTGATAGTTCTCGGTGTCCAGTGTATCGTCAGGAAGTCGGACGCCCTTATGACAGGTCGTGCAGTTGCACAACTCCGCGAGCGGCGGCACGATGTTATTCTGCACCGTCACTTTCGGAGGGCAAACCTTGAACTCCCCGAGTTCGATTGACTTGAGATCGACCATTAGTTCCTCGCTACCCAATTAACCGTCTGAGTCGCAGCCCCTGCGGACTTGACAAAGATCAAGTTCACATTAGCAACGTTGATCACTACCGATGTCGCGCCCGCAAGTAATTCCATAGTACAAGTTCCGACTGCCGAACCCCACATTACCGACTGCGTATTACCGGCCGGTGCTTGAAGTATGACTGATTTGCACGCCTGCGTTCCGATTATAACTGCAACTCCACCAGTAACTGGCGCGGTGATTGTGCCGGTGTACATTGCAGTGCTTGGGCCTGATATCGCGGCGGTGTTTGCCTTGATGTCGGTGTCAAGCGCAGCGACATCAGCGTCGAGTTGCACGATGTTCGCGTTGAGGTTGCCCGCTCCGTCGATTATGTTGACTGGGACGCCTTGAGATACGGCGTCATAGTTTGGATCGGTAGGTGTTCCTGATTTAAGTCCGCGCTCGGTCATACTGGTGCACCTGCTGAGTTCGTCCAGTTCGTGCCGTTCCACCAGATCGGGATTACAAGCGTTGTGTCAAAGTAATACTGGCCCATGATCGGTGTCGCCGGGCGCTGTAAAGTCGTGCCCGTTGATCCAAGTGCAGTGATGTTAGCGATCGTTATCGTAGCAGCAGCAATCTTATCGGTGGTGATTGTTCCTGCAGCAATCTTTGCATCAGTTACCGCGCCGTCATATAACTGGTCAGTGTCAATGATGTTAGGTGGAAATGATGTTGCGTGTCCTGGCATTTGTTTTCACCCCACATCACTTCTTTCTAATTGGAGAACGAACCATTTTATCTTTCTTCGGTTTCTCCATCGCTTTATCTTCTTTAGGTTCCGGTTTCATCTGCGTAAGTCCCACTCTATCCAAAAAGTCTTTCCTGTAAGCGTCTTTGACGAGACCAGATTGTATCAGTCGTTCGGCTTCCTCTTCGCTGAAGTATTGGGACCGACCTTTGATGTAACCTAAGTGGTCTTGTAAAAAGGTAACTAATTTCATTTAAACCACCTCGAATAAAAATAAATGTGAGGGTGTACCGTTATCAGTACACCCCATGGTATGTTTCAACCTCGTATGTTTCTCTTTTAAGGCGCAGTTGTAAGAGTCGCCGACTGCGTTTGTGGTGCTTCGGTTGCCCCGCCAAGGATCAACAGAATTCGTCCTGTGACTGTATCCGTTATCGTGTTGGTGAACGTCCCTGTCACTGTGACGCGCAAGAACTCCTTTGCCATCAACAGGTCGACATCCATCTCAGCAACGACGTTCACCGCCGTTGATGCTGGCGCGACAAAGCCGTGGTCGAGGTCTGTTCCTGCTGTTGAAATTGCGCCGTTTGGCTGCGTCTGTCCCGAGACGCTCCACGGCATTGCAGCGAATCCGCTGCCGGATGCTGCCGACGTGTCAAGCTCCATCGAGAGCGAGAGCGTCTTAGCCGCTGCTGTAGTTGCTAAACCCGTGTAGACCACTTTGCAGTATGAGAACTCACCTGCACGAACCCCTGCCGCACGCAGGTCAAAGACCTGTGACGTAACGGCTGTCGTGCCACCCGCGGTTAGCGTGTTACCAGTTGCGGGTGTAATATCGTGAACCCTGCAATGAGCCAATGCTCCTCTATTTAATGCCATATCTTTTACCTCCGTTTAGGTCAGCTCAACTAGCCGCCTGCGCCGCCTCCCCACGTAACACCTGTTAGTGCGGCAGCCGCTTCGTCGTGCTCCATTCCGAAGTCGTGCATAGATATACAGCGAATGACTGTCTCATCTCTGTCGAACGGAGAGACAAGCGTCGATGTTGCATCAGTGTATGCCGCTGTGTCTGAAGCGAGGATTTCAAGCGTGTATGAGTCACCTATGATTAAATTAGGGAACTCGCATAGGTACACCATGTTCTGTGTGGGTGGGCCTATTACATCAATAGAGAGCTGCGTTGAAGTCGCTACAGGATAACCCCAAAATACAGGGTTAGGCCCGGACATTCCCGGGAACGCCAGTGCGCCAGTCGCTTCACGGACTTGTGCAAGCCAGTTCTTGTTACTTGGCCGCATTATCCATCCTCTCTTAGTATCGTCAACGTTTGCATTATCAAGAACACTGACTGCTCGTGATGCATCCGTTGTCGCCGTTACTGCTGTTGCTGGTGCTGCGGTCTGTGCGATTTGGTTGCCTGGCAACATGTGGTTTCGAATACCAACAGGAGTACCGGAGTCGCCGTTGCCTTCTATGAACGCAAGGTCTTCTCGTAGTCCCATTCGCTTAACGATGTGCTGGCGTACGATTGTGTCGATGTTGAGTGCGCTGAACTTAAGAAGGTCATTGCTGATAGGAACTTTCGCTCCGAGCTTTTTACCCTGCAAAAGCAGTTGACCAAACCCGGGCTGTGTTGCCTGAATCGTCCCGCCTTCGGACAGGTATGTTGCGCTTGCTGCTGATCCAATCTTCGGGATTCTTAATTGCCCGTTGACTAGAGGCAGAACCTGGCAACCCATTGTCCTCATAATCGCCGTCGCCTGCAACAGGTCGATGACATTTGTACTTAGTTCTTCTGAGATCGTGAAACCGCCTGCGACATCCGAAGACATATCAAGTGACTTTGCGATCACAGAGTTTTCTCCCCATCGTTTTGCGGCCCACTTTGCTGCGTCAGGGTGATGCCCTTTTGCTGCCGCGAGTGCCGCTGCGATTCCGCCGATTACATCCGCTTGTTTTTCAACTTCCTGCCGGTTTTCATCGGCAAGCATACTACGCAATGCCATGCCTCTCTGCGTGGCTTCCTTGCGCTCTTCATGCTCGGGTTTCTTTTTATGGTCGGTCTTTTGCTCAAAGAGAGCAATTAACTGAGCCCGAGTCATTTCTTTTGCTACCATTTTAGGCCTCCTTAGTTAGTCTCGGCTTGATCCGATTGCTCTGCTTCAAGCCCGAAATGCTCAAGTGCTTCGTTTAAAACGTCTTCGTCTACCAGATACTTCTCATCTTGATCGGGTTCGACGGGTTCACCTGTGTCAACGACAGGGATTACATCTTCCGATTTGATTATCCCTCTCTCGATGAGTGTATCAATAACCGCTGTGGCTACTTCATCGGCGATTCCTTTACCAGGTTTCGTGCCGCTTGCATTTGCCGCCGTCTCTTGGTCCTGGTCCGATGCATCGCCAGGTGCTTGCTCTGGTGTTCCACCAGGTTTGCCCGTGACTTGATTGAGCACGCCATTAACAAGTTTAACGCCTGAGTTGTGCGCCGATACTGCATCCCTAAGATCTGATTCATTCGCAGCACTGAGAACGCGGCCCGCTTTGTAGATCTCTTTAACGTGAGCGAGCAACTCATCCTTACTCATCGCTTCGATTTTTTCATCTGTCTTTTCCATACCTACACCTTCTGTTGATTTGTTTTCCTCGCGTTCCCGAATCTGCTCGGTTATTGCCGTTATATACGCGCATTTCTCGACGAGTTGAGTATAACTAGCAGTTCCCGCTTTCCATTCCAGCGGTGACGGATCAGCGCACTTAGTTGGTGGGACATCCTTCTTGTGCCACGCACACATTGCTGTCTCGACCTGTGCGTGCAGCCAGTTCATATCCGCTTTCGTAAACCCCGTCATTAAGTTGCCTTGCGCTGAGAACTGATGTAACCGCCGGTGATATGCCGATAGGTCTTGTAAGCTTTCTTTGCCGATTGCGGCCATTAGGCTGCTCTTATCGGAGTCAGTGATGCTCTTTTCCATTGTATCATCTTCAACTGGTTCTTGTGTAACTTCCTGTTTGCACGCCTCACACCGCACGACTGTCTCATCTGCCCACGTCTTGAGCGTCTTCATAAACGACTTGCGAGTCTTGCGGTCAACGAGTGCATCAGGATTTGAAGGAACAGGAACAGCACTGAACTCTAACATATCCCATTTTAAGAACTTCGTCCCACCGCCATCGATCATATCGAGAAGCGTACTGGGAGTTTTTTCTACGTCTTTCTCTTCAAGTGCTTCCCATTCGTGTGGATCAAAGCCAATCGAGACGGCGTTAAGGAACTTGGAACTATACATATCATAGACCATGCCGCCGGTTAGACCAGACCAGTTCTTTTGATAGTTTGAATCCGGTTGGAAAGTGACCAGTGCGGAGATCTTGTGGTTGATTACTGTATCGCCGTCTTTGTTTACGCCTGCTTCCTTGAGACGTTCCATCTCAACGGCCCGTGCGATTGGAAGTTGGTCATACTGATGTGCCCACAGCATGACAGGATTGTTAGCATAGTCATCGGTCATTATCCCTGCCGGATCAACGACGTCTTTGTCTCTGTCTTTACGGTTCGACGTGATAAAGAACTTTAACCGCTTGATCGTATCGCCGGTCTCAGGATCTTTGATACTGTAATCTTTAACGTCAGTAAGTTCGAATACCTTACGAACAATCTCACCGCGTTTAACTTCTTTGGCTAACATCTTAAATTATCCCCGTTTTTTTGCGCTTGTCCATAACCGCTTTTTGTGAATCTGATTCTTCAGTAAGTTCAGCGTCTTCAACAACCCGGGCCTGAGTCCTGCGCGCCGCATCCTTCGCTCGCTTCTGTTCAACGCGGATCGCCATGAACTCGTCAGAGTTAAGTATCATGTGTTCCGCTTCCTTGATGCAATCAGGACACAACCATTCACGCTTTTTAGCACCACCGATAAGTTGAAGTGTTCTGTTTACTTCACCACAAATGTCGCAGTGCTCGGGAACACGGAATTTAACATATTTCGTTACGCTGTCTTGCATCTTCGCCCCCCTATCGCATCCGTATATCATCAAGTAACTGGCGTTTCTCGCTCAGTGTCAGGTCTTTTAACATATCGTGAAGTGTGATTCTGTGAACCGTTCCGTCATCGTAACTGCACTCCCACCCGTCATCGTCGTAACTGCAATCGTGTAGGTGATTGCCGTCTGAGTTATCATTCATCATCTCGGCATCCTCGTTTGCAGTTGCGATCCGGTGCTTTAGTTGTGGCATGCATCTCATCTTCGAAGACGGATTATTACGCCGCGTCCTGTAGTGATTACTCGGCCCTTACTGCGGTTTGCAATCCATGCTTGTGTCGGTGATGTTGGTTGAGTTGTTCCTGCATCTGCGGGTGGTGCTGGTTGTGGCGCACCTGTATCGCCACCGGTTTGTGATGGCTCACCTGGAACCATAATCGGCTCGGGTGTGCCTGGAACTTCTGTGCCTTCTGGTTCTTGCACGCCTTCAATCGTTGGTAATGGTAAATCCTGAAGTCGCATCGGTGTCATATTCATTGGCCATGCTACGACCTGACCACGACCGTCTGGGAATGGTTCTTCGCCTGCCTTGACTCTGATCTCATCTAAGAGAAAAGCGTGACCCTGGAACCGCATTATTGCGGCTTCAAACTCTTTATCCTCTTGAACCGGGCTAACATAATCAAGTTCTATTAAACCCGTGTCATCAAAGCGTGGGACTATCTGACGTTGGAACGCCTCGCGCATCATGTTAAGTCTAGGTCTGAGCGTCCATTTGGAAAAGAATAAGTCTGCGGCCTCTATCGTCGCTCGGTTACTGTTCTGAAGTATCCCCATTATCTCAGGAGGCAGACCAAGTATCTGCGTGATCGTGTCACGCTCCATCTTAACAAGGTCTATGAACTGTGCCGATTGGAAGTCCTGCTTAAACTCCTGAACCGTGACCTCTTCAGATAGGAAGTAAGGTTTAAAAGAGTTCCAGAATCCGCTTAACTTCTCACGCCATTCGGCTTCCATTCGCTTCGTCTTCTCGGGGTTTAGTGTCTTGCCGGTAACGAGTATGTCCGGTCGTGCCTGACGTTTAAAGAACCCGTCGAGTGTTTCGCCAGTCTCTTTGTAAATGTTAAGTTCAGTATCCAGGGATTGCGCGATACCGCTGCCTCGCGCATATGGTGCCGCAGGGTTAGGATCAACCAACCAGAAGACTTGCTCAAGTGGAATATGCGATTGCCCGCTTGATAATGAAAGAGTAAAGTAAGGTTTATCAGGAAGTTGCGGGAGTTCAGTTATCTTATCGGGAGTTATTGGCCATATCTGTTGTATATCGCCTTCAGTATCCCAGATACCGAAGCATTCGCCGGTAAGATCCAAGTGAACGGACCAGATAAAGAGAATAGTTTGCCAGGAGAAAAGCGGGTGAGGTTGATCAAAGAAGATTTGGAGTGGATGTTTAGTAGTAATCAGTTCATCGAGCGGCGTTAGTTGTTCGGTCTCTGGATCTTCGACCAGGGTTAGCCATTCAACATCTGATATGCTCTGTGCTTTCTTAGCGCCGCCTGCTCGTAACCACGCTTGTGTATTGTATGCTTCAAGGAATTGAGGAACTGAACGTTTAACGCCTGCGTTACCTCGCGCGTTGCCTAGGAAGTTAGCCCAAAAGCCGGAACTGCCTGTAGTATAATCGCTTGAATTAAAATTAGTATTGGAGTTATAAGGAGATGATGCCTTAGACCGGAAGTTCCTTACTCGGTTAAGTAATCCTGCTCTAGTCGTAGGCACGCTGTTAGTTTATCTTGTATCCGATATATAGAAAATCCCATCTTCCTAGAAGTTATTTTCGTTATTGGTAAACGTTTAACACAAAACTAGAATAGATGCGGCAAAGTAGTTTTTTTATTCTACAAGTAGGCAAAAATAGAAAAAAAATAGATAGGGCGTTATGCCCCGTCTAATCTACTACAATCGGGTTCACACTACCTTGCCTATCTTTTATTCTGAGCAATAGTTTCGGTGCTGTGACGTGTGCGACCACTGCATAGGCCAGGACTATCACTATGAAGCCTATTCCTACAGTGAATAGTCCGACGATCACACCGAGGATCAGCGCCATTATCCAGCCGATTGCACTGCCCCACGAATGCTTTTGCATTAGAGTTGAGTTCAGTCCTTGTTCCTTAACAACATACCCGGTCGTGATAAAATCATCAATGACCTTTTGCATGTCGTTCTCATCTTCGACGTTTCTTATTCTAGTACTCATTTTTTAATCCTCCATTAAGTAACACTTCTTTCAGTATCTTCTCAACAACTGTCGATCTCGGCATCATCTCTTCTGTAGCGATCTCCTCGATTACTTTACTTATCGCTGGTTCAAACCATAGATTTACATTGATACACCCCGCCGCTAGTTTCTCTGCTTTCCAATTTTGTTTACTCTTTCTTCGTGATACACCTTGATTGGTCTTTGCATAATCGTTAATCATTGTTTCTTACCTTTGCCGCCTTTACATATTCATCGTGTAACGCGGGGTGCATCCATATATCCACCTTGCGGGTTACGATTCCTTTTTTATCTGTTACAGTTCCCCCAACGCTGCACATCGCACAGTTCTTGGTGCAGTTGCATTGATGATGAATTCGCATGTGTTTGCAGCGTTTAACCGGGATAACTCCGAACGGGCTGTTGCATGCTTTCATTTTCTTATTCTCCACATATAAACCGCGTCGTAGATGATGATCGGTAAGAACATGATATACAAGACGATGGCGATTACAACTATGAGTGCACCATACACTCGCTGCTCAACGGTCTTCATCGTTCATCGCTTCTCCGCATCGTAATCATCTACTGCGCGGATAACATCAAGCACTACGTCACCGACTGCGATCTTGCGGCCTTCGTCCGATTGTATTTCACCTGCCTTTTTCATCAACCAGACATACGCTTCAGTTGGTATCGATATGTTAGTGTGTGTTTCCCGATAGTTGTTGGATACTGTGTGTGATGTCATTTTTCACCTCTCTTAGGTTCGGTTCGCCAGTTTAACCAATTCATTTACCTTACGCATATAATACGAAGTCGTAAGTCTCGCTGCATTGAGTTCCTTCTCAAGTTGCTCGACACGATCTTGTAATGCATCGCGTTCATTGCAAACCTCTTCGAGTAGGTTGCAGTAGTCCGAGCACGTTTCGCTCCTTAAATGCTCATACTTCTCTGCGTTCATTACTCTTCACCTCTCTAAAATAATCAAATTGCTCTTCACTTAATTGGAAGTCACCATGAAAATCCTCTTTGACAAACTCACCACAATCGTTGTATGTGCTGCCGATCATTGCATTTACTAAGCAATCGAACGTCATGTTGGATGCTGATTTCGTGGTGATCTCACAGTTGATGCACCTGGCGCATTGTTCAATCATAATCTAATACCTCCTTTGTGAACACTGCATTTTATTGTTCGACTGATTCGTTGATGCGAACTTACAACAAATGCAATGTTCAACACTTACGTATTTCTTACCACACTTGACGAACAACGAAAGGTCCTGCGGATCTTCGAGTATTAGCGTATCGTTCATTTTAATCCTCCCTTAGATTCCTAAATCATTCCACTTCGTACAAGATACCCCGCAACTCCTACCAGGATGAATGCGAGAAACACTATGATATAGAATATTGCATCGGGCGTTAGAACTACGGTAAGACCCTCACCGATCCGAAGGATGTAGTAGTCTTTCATTGTTTACATCCCGTTCCCTACTGCTAAACTCCTTGAGTTCAGTAGATTCTTTTAAACAACGCCTGCATGTCGATTCACTCTCGCGAGATATATCCTCCATTCGCGTGATCTTCTTGGGGCATGCATAACTGTAGTGTGCAGATCCTTCTTGTTTGCACACTATGCCGATTTGTTTCATTGTTTCACCTTTGCAGCGTTCATTGCGTTCCTTTGCGGTGTTCGGTGTTTATAAACAATGTATAGCCAGACAAGTCCGAGTATTAATCCAATAGGAAAGAACAGCACGATGAATGCGAGCACGATAAGCGGACAGATTACATAGAGTGTTATCGCAACGCATAGATCGACCGCGTTTTCCCACGCTTTTATGAATCCCATTTTGTTTCACCTTTTAGATTTTAGAAGCACACAACCTCTTGGATTGTATGTTTACTATAGTAAACACTATGCACTACAAGTATATAAAGCTATATTTATTGTAAGTATTATTATAACTCTCGGAGACGCAACATCACATCATCCCAATTCAAGACGCCGTTCTCTCTCTTGAGTAATGGATAATCATTATCGGCAAGCCAGTCAGGATCAATAGACTTCTCACCGGATTCGTACCACATCCTGACCTGATGCCACGGAACAAAAAAGATAGTGTTGAGTCGTGGCCCACGACTTGATCCTCGTAGTTCAATGGCAAGAACGCCAAACCTGCCGGTGTCGTCGATGAACTTACTAATCCTAGTTACCTGGTGCTCGCCTTTCTTACTAACGCTGAACTTAGAAAAGTATACCTTGTCAGTGTTAGGTCTGGTTATGGATTTACATTCGATGCCAAGATAGTGATCCGGGTTGCGTGAGTCAACTAAGACATCAATGAACTGTGTAAAGAAGTGGCTCTGTTTTAAACGGAATGCAAACCCTGGTGAATCTGTAGACTTAAAATGCCCGTTGATTAGTTTAACAAGTCGGCCTTCGAAAGGGTGAAGTTCCTGGTATCTTGACCACCACCTTATTTAGATAGTTGCTCGACTTGTTTCGCTAGTTCATTATGACTGACGACGAGTTCCTTAATAAAATCTATGAGCTTATTAGTACTGTCTATTGTGTTTTCTAGCGCCACCTCGATGTTCCCGATACGTGATTTGCAGTCGTTGATTATATCTGCTTGCTGGTCCTTTGTGCGAACTATATCATTAAACGCCTTTTGATGTGCCTTGATTTGTGCGTCGTGCTTGCGGACTACCTCGTCGTGCTGACACTCTTCAGTACTCATGGTGGGATTAATCCTCTTTCAAGTTCTTCTTTACCATACTGAAGTAGACATGCATCGCAATACCAACCGCCTTTTCCGTTGTTGCCGCCTGTCCAGAAGTGCAGACCTGCTTTGATTGGGTCTTCGTGCGTGCATTCGTTTAGTTTCTTGTCGCACCGTTCGCACTTGGTAGGATTGAATAGTGTGAACTCACCAAATGCTGCAAGTTTCTCGGGGTTTATGCTGTCGTCTTTGGTCATGTTACCTCGTTTGCCACCAGACCTTACCTGTTCCATATGCGATCTGCTTCGAGGCCGTAGCAGTACCGCTATATAGTTTCGGTGGTCCGCCTGCCGGATCTGATTCTTCGCACATTGCATTCAATCGCTTAACTACCAATGCTAGATCATGGTGTATCTTCTTGAGCCTTGTCTCTGTCGCAAACCTATTGTCTGTGCCATAATCAAGTCCACTGAGCGTACGTTCTAATTCAAGTGTTATATGCTTGAGAACGTAAGCCTCTGTATTAATCTCATCTTTAATACTCATTCTTCCACCTCTTCTGATGATTCTTCGCCCGGAACTTCTGATTCTGCTGGCGCTGGATCGAGTAGGATAGTACAAGCGCAATTTATTATATTCTCAGGACTTCCTGCATCATCGCCAGGATAATCTAAATCTTCACCCATCACTGTGAACGTATCAGACTGCGCTACTGATTGTCCGTCTGCATCTTGATGCCACTCTCGCACGTTATCCATGCCCGTTGTGCTCCACGTCTTCCACATATCAGGAACTGTTGCCTTTGCATCTGCCGATATTGCAGCATTCATTGCACTGTTTGCTTCTGTTCGTGAGATCATCATCCCTCTACCTAACCACGAATCGCCAAGAGCATCATCAACTGCTTGCCCTATTACATAATGCCCATCGCCGTTCTCAACGCCATCAGCGATCACTTTCATTACTTGATCCCTGGTCGTGTCGGTGATTCCTGTTATCTTCTGACCGCCCTTCTTTAGTTTATTAGCGACGAACTGCGCCCATGTTGATTGTAACGCTGCGACATCTTTGATTAGAACCAAACCTTCATCGTCAAAATCTCGCCAACTTGTGTAGGTATCAGATTCATACGCCGATTTGCCCGTATGAAACGCGTGTATATATTCAAGTGTAGCTTTGCCAGTCTCTACCCACGCAGTTGTAAGCGCAGTCTTCCAACCAGCGTATGCTGGCCCTTTAAGAAACGATTTGATACGTTTAGATGCCTCCTCTGGTGTGGTAGTTACTCGGAAGATGCGGCGTATCTCTGCCATGTCTTCTTTGTAGGGTTTATCGAACGCCGCTTTGCAGAACGTGACCCAGGTTTGCCTATGACTGTCAATCATGATGGCATATTTATGACGAGCGGCGTCCGATTTAGGTTTCATCTGTTCAACCGTTTACTATAGTAAACAACTAGTTCAGGTTTAATGCAACTTCAGTCCAAGCGGTAGGCCACTTGCCACTGACATACTTCTTTTCATATATTGCATGCGTTGCGCCAGTGACAGCGACGGTCAATACGCCGTTTACATATGCCGCGCTTGGTGGCGCACCAGCAGGAACCGAGCCTCCGAGTGACTTCCATGGGGTTGCGTTGCGCTTCCACCAGATAGCGTTGTCTGAACCGACACAGAACACATCAACGTTTGTGCCATCGGTGCACGCGGCGGGTGCGCTTAATGCAACGCCGCCTAGTGACGTCCACGTTGTTGTTGCCTGATTTTCCCACACTGCCTTATCTGAACCAACGCACAATATGTTGCCGGTTGACATGATGGTAGGAGCAGAGCTTACAGTTGTGTGCGTTACTGGCGGAGTTATCTCTGATTCGCCTGCGATGACGTGACAGTCTGAGACTAGACCAGTTGTTACGTATCCTGTTGGTAGTAGTCCTAGTCCACCACCGAAGCTACCGAACGCTTTGCCCCAACCTTCGCCCCAAGAGTTCAACGTCCAGAGATACCCAGGTTGATAACCGAAGAACATCATGCAGTGACCACCGATTGATGCTCCGGAAGGCATGTCGATAATGCCGTCACTGCCTACATCTTCAATCTGTGCATAGACAGGTGTTCCGTAAACAACTGGAAGACCTGTGACTGCGAGAGCGGTTTGAATATTAACTAACGTTTGGTTGTATCCTTGCGCTGAGTCTACGAGATACGAGTTGTTTGTCTCATCTTTGACTGCATCGCCTGCGACGTTTGCTGGCGGTGTGTCATCGATTCCATTAGGATCATATGGCCAATCTGTTTCGGGTGCGACACCATATTGAATCGTTGCCTGGACTGCATCAGCAACCGTTGCTCCATTATCGCCAGGGAAGTCACCGCCTAAGATACGACTCATACGGTATTCATACATCCGGTCGCCGAGAACTGCTTTACCGTTCCGCTTCATCTGTAACGCTTCAAAGGTGCTCGTCGTTCCGTGTGCTGTGCAACTCCCTGCGGAACCCTGGTTCTTAACGGTGCTGACTAGCGATGTTAGATCGCAGGTTGTAGGTAGTGCTTGCGGTGCTACGAACTGTTCATATCGCAATTCTTTATGATTCAATAGTGGCGGCTTCCAACCAAGACCGTAGTTGTGTTTAGGTGTAGTTACTCTCATTGATTTCTCCTCCGTTTTGCTTCGTCGTATTGTCGATTAAACTCTCTCGTTTCTTTTATCATTCTATCAAACGCTCTTATGTATTCGTCGTCTAGTATCGGATTCGCGGGGTGGCCGCGCTTTATTTCTAAGTCGTTGTGACTCATTCTATTGCCTCTATGTTCACGAAGTACTTGCATTTGTAGCACATCTGAACGTACCAGTTCTTACGAAACGGATTGCTGCCCCGTGGACATTCGACTATCCGCGAGTATGATGGTCGTGACACATGCAACCGTCTCGGATTATTGCCGTCTCTCTCGAAACTGCATATAACAATTTGTTTTTCTTCTGTCATTGCTCACCTTATCATCCACTTCGGTCGTTCTTTGATCCTGCTATTCCATTCGTCAGCGTCTTTTCTTACGTCTAGATTATACGAGGCCCATTGCATTAGATGCCCGAACGTCAGATGATGCGATTTACAAAGCACTATAAGGTTGTCTTCGTCAAGTTCTAGTTCGGGGTACCACTGATAGGGTTTTATGTGGTGAACGACGTTGCATCCGCTGGATACCTTACCGCACACAGCGCACTCTGGATACCTTTTCTTAAACCGGCGTCTGAGTTTCGGCCATTCGCTGTTACGTATGTATTTAGATAACAATAGTTTATTGCTGCGTGCATCTGATACCATTACCACATCAACGGCACTGAACCGCCTCCCATTGACTCAGCAACATAGATACCAATTCCTAGAGCGGATACAATATCATCGTGCATTCCCGTCTTCATACTGCCGAACTGATCGTATCCGACTTGAGATACCTTGTGTTCGTAGTTCAATAGTTCTTGTCTGATGATGTCTGCTTGTATTTCACCGCGTGGGATCCATATGCGATCTGCTTCGAGTAATGCGATTAACGTTGATGCCATCTGCGGTTTAGGCAATGATAAGTTCCTGGAGTCGTTCCATCGCGGGCGCGTTCCCCCAGTTAGCGTTACTCGATACACATCGGCCAACGGGATTAACTCACATACCTGGTCAGTTACCGCAGCACCTACGCCACCTTCATCTATGACATAATAAATATAATCTACATCTTCTTTGGCGTTGAGTTGTGTATCAGTCTTTTGTAGTGTTCGGGCAATCTTCGGGTACGGAATCTCAAGGTCATATCGTTTGATCTTAGTGACATTATACGTGAATTGTTTTTCACCACCGGACACTATGGCGCTGAAGATATCTGAATCAACGCCGCGGGGTTTCGGAATGAGTGGTTCGATGGTTGTGATCGCGGTATGATCTGCCTTCTTTCCAAGATCAACGGCTACATATATGCTTTTGTTATAACTACCCTCTTCACGTTCAACATAGTCAGATGGTTTATTATCTTTCTTACTGGAATCCGGGTCTAGTTTTCTAAGTGGTGGCATCCCAAGATTCGTGCGTTGCATATCGAGGTCGTCGTAAACGTCCTGTAATGAATGTGGTGAATCCTGGAACCATTCGATCGGGGCTATGATGCTTCACCTTTGAACGGAAGCCACTCTCTACACGTATAAGTAAAGTCTTCAGCGCAGTTGCCTGTCTTTGCACAGAAGTAGTAACTATCATGATGTTTTCTTAGATTGTCGCATGTTGCACAAACTTTAACTCCTACTGTCATTTTTCACCCCTATTTTTCTTCCCACTGTTCAGGGTGTAAGTCAATCTCCACGCTGTTATCCTCTTCAGTATCCCCAAGCCAAATACTAATTCTTTCATCGCCAGTAGCGCGGTAACGTTCTATTAGTTCGACTTTAATTTCGTCGAGCGTTGCGTCTTTAAGTTCAGTCATTTTTCACCTCTTAAACATAAAACGGTCTGAACATTAATGTGAACTCGGCGACGCCGTTATCATCAACTCGTATCGTTATGAAGTGATAACCAGCGTGGTTCGCCATTCGCTTACTTCGCATCCATTTAGATTGCGTACACATCGCCCCACCACTTACTGCATGGATATGACGATCAAAAAAGTATCCTTGCTTGTGAGCGTGACCCATAAGCAGCACATTAGGTTTATCTCCGCCAGTTATACTCTCGATCAACTTCTGAATCCGATATGAAATTGCATATGAATTGTGCGTCCACAACGTCTTTCCGTTCCTTCTAACCAAAATAAGTCCATTGGGAACTTCACAACAATATACCCGCCCTGAATAGTGGACAATTGTGGGCATCGTATTAACAGTCGGCGTTGATTGAACCGAAGTTACATTAACAGAGTCATCGGTTTTAGTTCTGTTAAACGTTATTTTATACCCTAACTTAATCGCGATTTCTGAAAAATCTTCTAACAATCTTTTACTTATCGATCTATACCCAAATCCGCTGGCAGTAACCCACCCATCTCCTTTAACCATAGTCTCAAATACGATTTGCAAAACGGACGTATCACAATCTTTTAACCATTTTGGAAGATATTTATTAGCGCTTTTATGCCCGCACTCAGCCTTTAAAAACTCTGATAGTTCTGCGCTATGGATTCTTATAACCCTATCAGATGCTCCGCATCCACCCCCCAACCTTTCAGCCAAATCTAGTATCGCAGAATAATTTTCGGGGTTAACGGTTTTGTATTGGTGTATTCCGACGTAGTATTTTCTTGCGTGGCCTTCGGTTACATACCACGCTATTAATTCTGCCATATCGTCTATCGGAACATCGCCAAAATGATATGGCTTGTACCCATTATTCTTAGACCCCCTTGGTGGAATATTAACGGTTTCTGGTGTCGTCCCTTCCCATCCGTTCGAAACTTGCGTAAACTGCCATTTCTGTCTGCTATATTCATTTACAATATCGATTGCGTCTTTCCTGTGCCATTCGGTGTTTAATCTAGGATGAGACTTTGTAGGATACGTCAATGTTTCTTTTCTTTTCCACGTAGCGCATTCAGAAGCTTTTGTCCACATACCATGATTCGGTGTTACCAAACAGTCTACACTTCTTGCCTTGAAATGAACCATACCACCATCGTAAGGCTCATCAGTGATATTTGTTGGATGTTGCCATTCAAACGTATGGTCTGCCTTGGTCATCGTTGCCACAAGATCTGTTTTCTCTAAAGTCTTAAACAGTTTCCAGCCATCACTAGTCATTATCTCTGTTGTATCATCAAAGCAACTTCCATCTTCACCGTGAAAGGCGCGTATTATTATTCCGCCGACTTCTATGTCCCCTTCATCACGCCCTATATATTCCGCATTAGGAACTGCATCACAAACATCCTGTATCATATTAGCGCCCATTGCCTCATACCACCTGTCGTGATTGCCAGAGATCAGGTATGTATGGAATGGTATCTTCAATAGTTGGTTTACGGCGTATTCTTTTTGTGCTGCGTATCCGATATGCTTCAATTCGTAAAGTAGGTTATACTTTCTCGCATCCATTCCGTGTGTAAGATCGCCACCAAATATACAGAAGTGTGCCTCTCGTTCTTCGCATGTTTGAATGAAGTCGTCTAAGAACTCTTCATGATAATAAATCGATGACATATGCGAGTCAGTAAAGAAACCAAAGCGTATCTCTTCGCCAGTGTGGTCTAAGTTTACTTTTGGTGGTTCTACGGAGAACGTATTGATACTTTTTCCGATACTTATTGCCTTTAGTTCTTCGTGAGTGTATCGCCCTGTGATTCCTTCTATGTAGCGAGTTGCCCGTTGCTTTTTCCTATTCTCTCGCTGCCATTCGGTTCTGTGTGCGAGTTCTTTTTCTCGGTGCTCTACACGGTATATACGACTTGCTTCACGGCAGGCGTCACACGTCTTAAAGCCTTTAGACTCAATCGGTTTACCGCAGTGAGAGCAAAGTCTTTTCAAAAGAAGCTCTCCAACCAATCACCTAAGTGTTCTTCATTCTCATAGTGCAAATATTCAGTTAAAATCTTGAATATAAGTTGCTCATCGTTATCTTCAGCAAAGTAGTCTCTTTTAGAACGTATCTCTTCAAGGAGTTTTTGGGTTTCCGGGCTGAGATTCATCATTCACCTTAATGCATCAAATGCCCCAAGAAGAACCCAACTACAAAGATTATGATTAATAGGATTATGCCACCTGCAAGTGCATGGTCTTTCGGTGTTGGTTCTATCAAATCGCCCCATTCATCATTCATTCTTAATCAACCTCCAAATCCAAATCATCTCTGCTGAATATATCATCGTGAAACGCCCTGTCAATGTCCTCTGCTTTGAATACACTTGAAATTCCTTCAGCAAAATGGTTCATGTATTCTTGAAGAAACATCCAGTCGGGTTTTAATTGTTTTTCTTCTGCGAGAAAGTCCAGTGATATTCTCGGACACTGGTTAGCATTGAGCTTAATGCCTTGCCATCCACCAATGTTGCTTTGCTCATAATCATTCCAAACATCCCAAAAGAAACCACGCTTGCCGTGTGGTGTTGATAACAAGATTAACTTGCCTTCTGATACTGCGAGCATCGGCCGGATCGCTTCGGTGTATGTTTCATCGATTACTTGTGATGCTTCGTCTATGATTACCAGCGTCGGACCTGAGAAACCACGTATTGATTGCGGGTGTTGTCCTGATAAGGTTATGATTCGAGAGCCGTTCTGTAGTTCGAGACGGTGTACGTTCTCGGTGACTGATAATATTGGCGTATCTATCTCTTGATAGAATCGTGCGATCTTTCTAAAGGTTTCAGTTGCTTGGCGATAGATGTGTGAGACAACGAGAACAAGTGAGTTAGGATTATTGAGTGCGTGGTGAAGTGCTACGACTGCGACTATTGTTGACTTGCCTGATTGCCTGGCACAGTTGAGTATGATGCGACTTGATTCTGATCTTAGAACTTGAACTTGCCATGGATCGGGATCAATACCCAATGCCTTAGCGAACTGAACCGGATCGATAGCATACTTGAGTTCTCTGCGTTGCTGTTCGTTCAACGCTAAGAATATTTGATCGAATCTATCACTTACCGACATCTTCTAGTTCTTCCAGTTGTTCGCTGAGTCTGATTCGTTCTTCTAATGGCAGCGTGTTTAGCACTTGTTTAAGTTTGGTTACGTCTGTGGTTGTTTTGACTTCGCCGCTTACGTCTATCTTTGTTTTATCAAGGCCGAGAACTTTCCATATTATATTTACTATTGCAGTAACTCGTTCAGTGGTTGCATATGGTTTAGCCTCATCACTGAGCATCTTGTTTAATTCTTTTTTAAGAATTTCAGGAGCAATATCAAGTATATCGTCAGTGACGTTCTCGACTTTGGCCTGGTGTCTTTGTCTTCTTCTTTCTGCTAGGTATTCATCATACGAGGCTGCACGTTCTACCCAACTGTATTTAGAACACCACCCTGCGATGAGCGATCTATGCCTATGACACTTTTTGGCTACCTGTTCAATAGAGCGTGATGTCCCTAAGTTGCGGTATTCACAAAAAGCGGCGTATGCTTTGGATGATTCTGCTCCTTTCATCCATCGCCGTGAGTCAGCCATTATTTGTGTTCAACCCCATTCAAATCATAAAGAAATATATGCCTTGTGCCTCGTTCCGTGCGAGTGACGCATCCTTTTTGAAATAATCGTTTGGTGAAGTAACTCGTTAATCCAACCGCTAACCCTGCTTCCTGTGCTATCTCAATGTTTGTCGCTGGTCTGCCAATCCTTACAAGAGCGTGATAAGCTTCTATTTGCGTTATGGTATCACGCCCGTAGTTTTATGTTTTTGAGTTTGCTAGTACTGCTGATACTTCATCCTGGCTCCTCTTTTATTCCACGTACTTAAGAGCGGATTACTTTCTTCTCTGTGTGATATGCTTTGAGGTGTTTGGCAGAATGTGCATAAGACATGCACGTCGCCGTCGTGGTAGACTGTGCTTTCTACGAGTAGTATCGGTCTTCCGCAGTGCATGCACCGGACGGCGTTCATTGCTCACCTACTGAATCGAAGTTGCTACCGCTAGCCATGTTGACCAGGCAGTTCCGTTCCATGACTTGCGGAATAGCACGTTGTTGATTCCTATTACTTCAATATCAATAGTTTTACCGTCTCTACTGATTGCTGATGGTCCTGTTCCTGCTTTGAGTCCTCCGCCCAGTGATGTCCATGGCAACCATGCTTTACCGTTCCATTCTTTTCGCCATACTGCGCCATTGGTCCCGCGAACAAAGACGTCTATTAAATCTCCGGTTGTCGTTACTGCTGTTGGTGCTGATGTGCATTGTCCGCCTAACGATTCCCATGCGTGTTGTGTTCCGTCAAATGCTCTATGCCATAAAGCGGTGTCTGATCCAACTGCAAATTCGTCAAATTCGTCAAGACGTCCTACAGCCCAAGAACATAGCGCTGGGGCGAATGCTGCAAAGGCGATTGGTTTCGGTGGTGGGGGTGGTGGTGCAGGACTGAATCGGTTCTTCATCGTTACATTTGTTGGCGGCCAAATAGCTTGCCACGCTTTATACCATGATTCAAATTCGTTGTAAACCGAGTTGGCATTTGAGCCATATCCGCCCCATACACCTATGCCTGCGAAGGTTATGCCGTTTGCTTCCATCTGCTGTGCGATGTTTATGTAATCTTGGGCCGTTGAATGATTTATCATCCACGTTCCCACGCACATGCCGATTTCTTTTACGCCGTGGGCCTTTGCGTGTTGCATCCCTGACCCCATGACGTCCCAACCCCATAGATCCGAGTTAGAATCATAGGTTTCCATATATGATGCAGCGCCGTGACCGCTGACCGGACCTGGATGCGTTACATTCCATACGTCGTCGTCTGTGCCGCCGCCTGTGCCTTCACCGCCGTAATCGAGAAAGATGAGGTGACTCATTATAGAATCTATCTCTGCGGCCTGCTCTGATTCACCGCCAACTGCGTGCCAACCCTGGGTAGCTAGGTTTGCATTATATGAATCACTACCATTCCAACCTGCGGCCCCATCGTTGCCGTTATTTAGAATCGGACTTAAACCTGCTGCGTTGCAGTCAGATACGACGCTGGTTGGTGCGCTACTTCCGCCACCGTGAATGATATAGTGTAAATCAATTATTCCCCCGCTTCTAAGCGCCGTTAGGTCGCTGTATGAATCCCCTGCTACAAAGTAAACTGCACTATGTGTCATTTAATATCCTCCTAAACTAAGCTCGGCAGCACACGTGATACCAAAGTGGTGACGTTCCCATAACCACTAGTAGCGTCGCGATGATGCCGCAGTAAAATCCTGTCGATACGTTGTCTTGCCACGTTGCGCGGCAAAAATCCATCGGGTGTTTTATCCGCCGTATTGTATCTATTGCTTGCCATCTATTCGTTAGACCAACTCCTCCTATCTAAAGTGCAAAAGGATTATCGAAAAAAAGCAAAGAAGGGTGGCAGAGTCGAGCCAGGGAGGTGAATGAACCCTGCGGCATATCCGGGAGGATTAGTCTAGATACGTAGACTCTGCCAATGATACTAATGGTTCTCCTCCGTCATAAACCCTTCTTGCGTTCATAGGTCTTTTCCCTAAGATAGATACGGGCTCCCGACCGTATCGATGGTATTTAATTGTTTCGATACACTATAACTTTTTCTGTTAATGCCCGGTAAAAAGCACAATAGTTAGGCGAATACTAAGTGCGACGATCCAGTATATCGCTAAATACCTGAGACCTTCGACGCTTAACGTCTTCGCTACGATTGTTTTACTCATTTTTTAAATCCTCCCTAAATTCTGACGCTACAATATCGTGATGCAGTTTGAAACATTCACACACCCCGCCTTTCGAGACAGTTGCGCGGGAATCCTTGCAGCGCAGTTCACCTTTGACCTTATCGAAATGCACGTAGTTTGTATATTCACATCGAATACATTGCCAGTATGACATTTAATCCTCCCTTAGATGATTGAGAATGCAACGCCGTTCATTCGCAACCCGTTTAGTATAGATAACCTCCGCCTGTTCCAGGGTTTTAATACGGTATCTTACAACGTGGAGATGCGGCGGTTCAATGCGTTTCGATATACAACGCCACACTGATACGACGTTAATCCCTGGTCGCTCCTTGATGCACTGGATGATGTTTATGTCCAGTGCATCGAGGTCGCGTTCAATCTCTGCAATTTCTGCAACTGTCCAGCGTTGATGATACTGCGATCTTTGACGTTTTATCGTGATGTGCCTCCGTTACACCGTTTACTATAGGAAACAAAATTATAATCCCTCTCGGTTCGAATCCAACTTCTCAATGCGGTCTTGCAGTTCTACTATTACCCCCCATAACTTATCGTGCTCATCGTCTATCTTTTCAAATATCTTTTCATATTTGTTTGCTAACTCTTCGAGCTGGCTTGTATGTCCAGCAGTTTCGTCTTGTTTGTCCATGTTGTTGCCTCGTTACGAACTCCTTGAATTACTTCCCCTTCAAGGTCCTATTCCTGCTTTGAGTCCTCCGCCCAGTCAGTCAAATCGTCGGCTGCGTCTTCCAGTTTTTCTATGAGTCTTTCAATTTTCTCTTCCAGTTTTTCTATGAGTCTTTCAATTTTCTTAATCATCATCGCCTTCAAGGTCCTTTTTCCTATGTTTACTATAGGAAACACGCATCAATTGTATCTTCTAAGCATAAAGATTCCTATTTGATTCTACTCAAGCTGTTCGATCTAAAATTTTTTTATCGTTCATTGATATATCCTCTCAAAATACGCTTCTGCTTCTGCGCGATCCTCTTCGGCTCCCATTTAAATTTTAGGTCATGCTGCTTGGCGTGACAATTTCGACAAAGTGGTTTAAGCCACCCTTTAGGAAATCCCGCAGCGACAATGTCCGCCCACGAAACAGGCGCAACTTTTCTTCCGTGAACGTGATGTAAAATAAGAACGCGCCGGTCAGTCTCTCCACAATCAACGCAATGTAGAACGTCGCTGCCTCCGTAATGGTCAAAGCATTTTCGCCTGTTACTTCTCATTCCAATTTTATGCTTTTGATGAATATCTCGTTTAGGCCCAGAGATTGAATATTGATGCGTTAAGAGTCGTTCCCGAAATTCCATATCTGGGTTGTATATTGGGTCAACCTCTAAACGGCCGCGTGGCTTTTTAACTTCAGTCGTTCCACCTTCAATAACGCTTTTCTCCCAAAACCTGCTCATGGTTTCCACCCATACCACTTCTCTGCCTCTTCCTGATACAAAATCCCTCTTTTAATCTGTCCGGCAATCTCTCGGTAAGCTTCGGCTTCCCATCCGCGCACTCGCATATGTGCGGGATTGACACAGTTCGGCTTTCCGCAGATCATTCTAATTTGTTTTGACGGTAAGAACTCGTACTCCATGAGATAAAGCAACCGCTTAACCAAAACTAGACGCGGTTTCCCGTCTTCCGTTTCTCCCGGGGCAAGCCGAATGAACCTGTTGGTGTTAATCGGTTCTCGCAGCATCCAGTCATTCGGTGTGTAGCATCCGACGGTTCTGCTTTTCACTTTGCGAAGAATCCCTTTCCGATGCTCAGGTGATAATGCTGTCTCGGATAGCTCAAATAGCTTAGTCATCAAAGGATAGAAGGCGCGAGAATATTTAAAAGTATCGAAAGTATTGCTAATATATATCCAGTCTAGATGAAGTGTCGAGGTAGGCGGAAGCATACTTCCGTCGATACCTTGACGTTAATGAGAGACAATGTAGGCAGGAGAACTATTTTTTAAAATTAAGTTATAATATCATCCTAGCCGAGCATCCTCACAAATGCACCAAATATATTAGCGAAACTTCTAACACTTTTAAAACTTTTACAAGTTGAACCTTACACTCACAAAGAAGGCATGTTGAACTTCTGCGTGGTGTTTCAGCTATGATTATGGCGAAACAGTTACTTCCAGCAGAGGAAGTCGTGGAACCGGACAAAAAGCCTCGCTGGACTACCCGCGTAAAGCTCTTTCTAGGGTTTAAAGGTCGTGGGTAGCTTCTTTTTAATGCCTTTAAAGGTATTTATACTACTTATGTATATTAGGTTAGTAGAGGTAATAGATAGATGAGTGACATTCCTTGTCTAAGTTGTAAAAACAACAAGCAATATTTTCTTCGACAATACAACATGGAAGGTACGCGCATGGTTCATTGTGGTGATGAGTGCTTAGTATTACCAAGACGGGCGGTTGCGTGGATTAATGAGAAATGGATATGCCACTGGTTTGAGGAAGGTTCTGGACCTCTTGAGGTGAACTAGCAGTGAAGACGATAACCGTTAAAGACGAAACTCATGCAGAATTAACTAGCATCGGTAAGAAGGGAGAATCGTATGATGATATTATCCAGCGCCTCATAAAGGATTATAAAATTTATGTTGAGGAGTGAAAACAAATGACTAACGTATTAAGGCGTGGTGGAGGTCGCAGACGCGGCTAATCCTGAGTGGTAATAGATAGGTAATGATAAAGTAACAAAAGTAACGAAAAAGGAGGCTGAAAAATGACTAAACTCTTAGATTTATACTGCGGGGCAGGCGGTTGCTCAGTAGGTTACAATCGCGCAGGGTTTGACGTGGTGGGTGTCGATATAAAACCGCAGCCGAATTATCCTTATGAGTTTGTACAGTCAGATGTATTCAAATTAGAAGAATCGTTTATCGATGAGTTTGATATTATCCACGCCTCACCACCGTGCCAAGCATATACGTGGGGTACGCGTCAAGGCAGGTTAAACAAGTTTCCTGATTTAATATCCGCTACGCGCGAATTAGTAGATAACAAAGATTATATTATCGAGAATGTACAAGGCGCACCATTAATAAAACCGATGAAACTATGCGGTACAATGTTTAATTTAAAAGTAATTCGACATCGGTTGTTTGAATCGAATATATGGATATATCCCCCAGGACCGTGCAACCATAACGGAACGGTCGGCAGGGGGGATTATATTACCGTAGCAGGTCATGGTGGTAACAGTAAGACGTTTAAATATAAAGACTGGTGTGAAGCTATGTGTATTGATTGGATGACTAAATACGAACTAACCCAGGCGATACCGCCAACTTATACTGAATGGATAGGGGAGCTATTAATCCAGTGAACAATTCATGTCTAATGCTTCTTACTGTTTGTAATTAAATACGTTGTTTAAAAGTAAACATATATATACTAGGGGTGCGCAAAGCCAACGCTGGACATTCCACGATATATCAATGCACTCAAAACAATAACGTCGCGTGAGATACGGCGAAACTTCCCCGAAGTAAAAGAAACGCTGAAACGCGGAACGTTTTGGTCACGCTCATACTTCTTAGCAACAACAGGGCAGGTATCGCTTGACAGACTGAAACAATATGTTGAGAGTCAGGGACGATGAATAAAGTATTCCGCTATCGGCTCTATCCGACACGCGCACAAGAAACGGCGCTCAATCACACCCTCGACCTGTGTCGATGGGTCTATAATGAAACACTAGCAACACGGCGTAACGCATATGAAGCGACCAAAATATTTCCTTATTCAAAACATACTTTATACTCTCGATATGACACTCAAAGGCTCTTGCTGCTATGGAAAGAGCAACAACCAACGCTAACGAGTGTTTATTCACAGGTACTCCAAGAAATACAATACAGAGTAGACCTAGCGTTCAAAGCGTTCTTTAGACGTGTGAAAGCCGGAGAGAAAGCTGGCTATCCACGCTTCAAAGGCAAAGGTTGGTATGACTCTTTTACTTATCCACAGTCAGGTTTTGCTCTTGATGGTTCGACGCTGCAACTGTCAAAGATAGGCAGCGTCAAGATAAAACTACACAGACCGATAGCAGGCGAGATAAAACGACTCAACATAAAGCGCAGTTCAACAGGGAAGTGGTTTGCGTGTTTCACTGTTGAGTGTGAACCAAACATACTAGAACACACCAACGACGCTGCGGTAGGTATAGACGTTGGCTTGACTTCGTTTGCTACGCTCTCGAATGGTGAGCATATAAACAACCCACGTTTCTTTAGAGCCGAAGAAAAGCAGTTAGCAAAAGCGCAACGAAAGAAGTCAAAGAAAGTTGTCGCTAAGGTTCACGAACGGATAGCAAACAAACGGAGTAACTTCGCTCACCAGTTGAGTAGGAAACTTGTCAACACATACGGCGTCATCGCCTTTGAGGACTTGAACATAAAAGGGATGATGCAAAACCGCTACCTAGCAAAGTCAATAGGCGATGTGGCGTGGAGTCAATTCATCGCATTCACACAGAACAAAGCTGAGAACGCTGGTTCGGTTGTGGTGATGGTCGACCCAAAGAATACAACTCAAGAATGTTCACGATGTGGTGCGATAGTCAAAAAAGAACTGAAAGACCGCACACATTCGTGTGACTGCGGACTTGTCTTAGACAGGGATGAGAACGCAGCTAAGAATATCCTGACACGAGGGCTATCGTGTTTTCGCCAGCAAACGGCGATAGAAGCTGCTTGCGTGAGCTAGCAGAGTAGTCACGAAGTTTGGCGTTGACAAAGTTTATTACAGACTGACATGGTTAGTGGTTATTGGAGATGAAAATGGTCAAACTCACGGGCGCTTTTATAAAAGTTGACGACTGCTATATCGCTTTTATTAAAGAAGAACCTGGCGCAATAACAGAAGGAAAGACTATCGAAGAAGCCGCCAAGAATCTTCTAGATGCATACAACCAACTTCAAATAGCGCGCCGCAACCTACAGGGAAAGAAGGGTGTTGTGGTGTTGTTCTGTGGATGGGCAGCGTGTTAAAAATGACAACCATACGCCTTAACGACTCCACAGCTAAAGAACTTAAAGAACTATGCTTCCGCACCGACTCATACGAGAAAGTAATAGCGATGCTTATAGGCAGCTTCAAGAGATACGACCCGCGATGGGGTGCGATACAGGATTTAAAGGCGGCGGTAGAAAAATAGTCTTTTGGTTAATATCCGAGCACGCTACAGCGTTATCTACAATACAAAAGAAGGGTTTCGTATCATGCAAAAGCTAGGGTGCGGGAGTACTGGTAAGGCAAAAATAGTCTTATAACGTTTTGGGTCTCTTTGTGTACTCCCGCTGGAGGTGAATCTCCGAACGCTAAAGGGGTTCGATACTATATCTATCTGTTCCAATGGTACGCTTGGGCATCGGGATGTGTGCAAATCGCAGCCTTTAGTAGTAAGTACCATTCTCTAAGGTAGAGTTTAACATCCGGCGTATCTATCTCTTCAATCGCAATAGTGATTTTTCCTAGGTCGTCTACGATAACTATGACTAACGCTAAGGTGTGGCTGTCGTGTGGGTAATATATCCACGGTTCAACCTTTTCCTTGTAGTCTGTCTTATCGCACGCGCTGATCGCACATTCTAACTTGTTGCTAGAGATATTATCCTCTATCTTAGATAACCAAATCGAGAGGCGGTTTGCGAGTATTGCCTCTTGCGGGTCTTCGCAGATCGTTCCGAATTGTGGTGCGATCATAATAAAAAAGAAGTAGGTGGTTAGCCTACTCATCATCCCATTCTTGTTCAATAATCCGATCAGTCATTGATTCTTCTGGTTCCGTTGGTTCTTCATCAGTCGTCAGAATCTTTGCGAGCAACGTCAATACACCTACTGCAAACAGGATGGCGCTACTTTCTCTTGTAGATAGGACGAACGTTGATGATGCAAGTCCTAGTGCTCCAATTATGAAACCTATAATCAGTAGCCATTCAGCGATGCTTGGCAACTTTGCGGTTAACGATAGTTTTAAAGCTATTTTATCACCTCCTTATTACATCCTTGACAACTAGCTTTCGCTGCGAGCATTGTCGCGGCGAGTGTTCGGATGTTTGGATCGTAGCAGTAACAGTAAGGATCGAGACAGTGTGCTATTCTGTGGTGTTCAAAGTGATGTAGCATTATGAAGTTACTAAGAATAAAGTTATAGTCATTCTGTTGCGCTGGCGTTAATGTGTGGTACGGTTGAACATCGTGCGCTTCGAGGTTTGCTTGAACCCCCGTCGCTCCGTCAAGTCCGCCCAGTGTTCCTGCCTTTGATCCGCACATCTCGCAGGTGTGATGGGTCTTATGAAAGTCCTTATCTGCTTTGTTCCACGCCGCTGTTCTTCCGCTACCTAGTATTACCCTCAACAACCCCGTTCGTGCTTTTATCTGCATTCTAATTCGCTCTTTTCGTTGTTTTAAGGCCGTGTATTGCTCCGATTCAAAGGCAACGCATTACCTCTCCCTAGTTACGGCACTCTTATAGCACCTTAGCAGCTATCACGAATACCAGAGTTGATATTATTGCTATAAATATTCCTATGAGCATGGTTTGATTGCTCGCGGTGAACGATTCGAGCTTTTCACTTACTCCCGCAACGTTCTTTTCAAACTTCTCAGCGAGTATATCTAAACTCTTAGACATATCATCTTTAATTGTATCTATCTTTTCATCAAGTGTAGTATCAATGCGTGACATTCGGGCATTGAGAATTGCAAGCATCGGTTCCCGTGAATCATTTATTTTGTCTATCTCCAGGTCATTTCGTTTATGCTGTTCTTTCAGCGTTGATAGTTGTTCGGAGTGGAGTATTCGTGCCTGGCGCAAATCATCAAGTATCTTTTCATGTTCGATGAGAGCACGTTCCGCCGAAGCTAATCGAAACGAAAGGCCGCTTCCTATTCCATATGTTCCGTCGTCGTTCTCGTCAGGCATTATTATTTCTCCGTTTCTCTTTTCTACTTCGCTTTTTTCTCAATCTCGCCTTGCTAGTCTTCTTGCTATTGCCTGCCATTGTTCTAAGGACTGTGTGTTGCGTACAGGTTAAACGTCAGTCCACTCAGCGTTAAACCAGATGCAGCAAAGATATCATAACTCCCGGTCCCGGAGGCGGCGTCATACAGGTCATTGGCGATTGCCCGGGTATCAACCGCACCGTTCTGAACAGCGAGTCCGTATTTGAGTACTGGAGCACCAGCAGACCACACGTAGTTACTGACTACGGAGGTGTGGTTTGCACCTGAACCAGAAATGAGGATACCAGCATGCGTAGTTGTCGCTGCTTGTCCACATTGACCCACTTCGTTGTTGCCAATCATGTTAAATAAGCCACTGCCCGCTGTGCCGTCCATATAAACCCCGTTCATCCCACATCCTGTGATTAAATTACTGGCGATTCTGTTACAGCTCGCAACGTTTGTTGTAGGGTTGATGTGAATCCCGACGTCTCCGCAGTTCCCGATGAAGTTATCTGATATATCACTATACTCACCTGCGAAGTCTATGCCGTCACCGAAGCATGCAGTGATAGAGCAGTTGTTAATAACCACGTTTGCAGGGCCGCCTGTGACTACTATTCCGGCATTTTGCATATTCTGTATACTCACGTCGTGTATGCTCGCGCCCGCCGCACTCACGACATTAATTCCATTATTACCAGCGACGGGTGTCGTTGTGTAGACGTTTGATGTAGTCCCCGCGCCGTTTAGTAATAGATTATGCACACTACCGGTAGCATAATTCATTGAGATCATAGGCGTGCCTGCGGGTGCGCCACCATATAGTGTGATCGTTGTTTGCGCTCCGCATCCTGCAAGCGTGCCTCCGTTTACTGGAGTTATTGTATCCGATATGATACAATCACCCTCGCTGAGCATGACTGTTCCGCCGCACGCTGGTAGTGCTGCAAATGCTTCATTTATGATTTCATCGGCGTAAACGTATGATTCTACATCAGGTATCTGGAAGTCTGCGTTTTGTCGCATCTTGTCACTTGCATTGGGCATCGCTACCGTAATTGCATTGCTCTGCGCTGCCCCAGAACCGACGAAGTTCCGCTGGTCGAGCATTTGTGAAGTAGGATATACTACTGCCTGGTTCTGTAATGTGTACACCTGCGCGAGGGCTATCTGCCACTTTACACCATAGGTTTGAGTCAGCGGCGCAGGCATCGGGCCGCTGAACGCAGAACCTGTAGGCCACGTAGCCCCTGCGGTTCCTGTTACAACCGTTGCGGTAATTCCCGCATTAAGCCCCCACTTACACTCAAGAACGATCAGGTCTGCGCGTGTTCCTGCATTAGTGTTTTGTGGAATTGTTAATGTGTTTACAGCATCACTTTGATAGTAATGCCCTTGAATCCATGCTGCGCCTGTATCGATGTCAACAGTCAGCGGTGTTGCCCCGGGTGTTACCTCTAGTTCGTTAAGATTATCATTAAACGTAGCGGCCATTACGCCGCTTCCAAGAACGTAGCGCATCATGGCCGCCCACTGGTTTTCACTCATCGTGTTTCCACTCGGATTGGTACTTGCTGGTGCTTTGAAAGGGTACGAGACTTCTACCATTTGTTTTTAACTCCTTTTTTATAAATTCTAAATTATGCTACCTTTCGACCGATGGGTAAGCGCTTATGATCTCTCAAAGAGACTGTGATTCCATCCGACATAACAGGTGGCAACGGCAGGACAGGCGTTAACGATACATCTGGTGGTTCATATCCTGCGGGTGTTTGCGCGATTGTAGGTTTTGGATTCTTCGCGCCCCAGTCTATTGAGAGTTCATTGCCCCAGTTACTCGTTCTCCATGCAGGGGTCGGCGTTACGACCGTTGTTGTCCCCGCTGCTTTTGGCGTAGCTGCGGGGGTTGTCGTTGAGGTTTTAGTTGCAGTCGGGGACGCCGCCGCTTGAATCGCTGCCATTTGACATGTCTCATCACAGCTCGGGAATCCGTAGCATGTGCCGGTTGCGGTGATTACTGTGCAGGGTGTCCCTGAACCACATTTAACCCCCTGGTCAACCACAACAGTGACTTGACTAGTGAGGCCGGCACTTGAGATAAGTCCTTCAAGTGTGGCGCAGTGTTCGCAGCCAGTCATTGTATAAATCGTTGCAATAGCCATTTAAAATACCTCACAAGAAACGAACATTATAGTATCGTGTCTCAGCGGTGTCACTTCCTACCATAAACGAGAAAGTCCCGTCTTTAGCGGGCCATATCTTACCTAGTGCCCAACTCTTGCCTTTTGAATCCCTGCACCAAATCTCTAGCTGTCCCGTGTATGGTCTGCCGTGAATCCACTTCTCGTTATTATCCACCCATCCTGCCTGACCGACGATTTGCACCTCAAACTCAAGCTTGGAAGATGTCTTTGCACTTGTCCCACCTTTGAACCCGAGGACGATGTGTTTGCATGGGCATTGAATCGCAGGTATGACTGTTGTTTTGCCTGCCGCCACTGTTGCTGTAGCCCCACCAGTGCCGCCGGTTGCTCCGGTTTTTGTTGCTCCGTAATGACTGATTAATTGCCCCGCCAGCCCTTCGCAGACGGACGAACTGCTACCGTATCCGCTCCAAAATAGTACTGAGTCACAGCCGTTTTGGTCAATGACGTTTATGTAGGTGTTTACGTCTGCCGCTGGACTTGGCCCATACATTATTAAGATGCCGAGGTGTCCGGCACCAGCAGCTTTCGACCATCCGATTGATTGGCTTGGGTCACGATATTCGTTGCTGTTATTATACGTTTCAATATAATCCCAATGCCCTTTTCCACCGCCCGTCGGGTGATCCCACGGGTCGGCGTACATATCTCCTTGACTATCTCCAACAATGCCGCCGTAATTAACATACGTGCAATAGTTCTGAACGGTGGAAACTACAGAGCCGCCGCAGCCCTCACCTGCGATACAGTTCCAACCGGCGCTCGCAAGAGCTTGGAAGTATCCTGCATACGGACCACCGGCAGCGCCTGGTTGACACACCGCTGCGCTGCCGTCATTGAACGCATTGAATGTGGCCGTAGGAATCCCCGCGTTGTGTATTGAACTCGCGGTTCCTGCAGCGGTAGTACTACCATCCCACTGCCATACAAGACCAGCTTCAGCAAATCCCGATGATGCTAACCAACTAAGATTGTCCAAATTGCCGAAGTGAGCGCAGAATCGTTTTGCCGTCATTTTTTACCTCACGGGTTACCTCACGGACCGTCCGTTCCGCCTAAGCTTGTCCAACTCGGTATCGTGGTAGAGTAGCTTGCTGTGCTGAGTACTCCGTATTTTATCGAGTTCGCAGCGGAAGCGATATAGACGTGGATCTCTGAGCTTTGATAATACGCAGTTGGACCGGAAGTCCAATCTCCTGTATCTGAAATCTGCGCCCATCCGATCCACTTGTTCTGCGCATTTGAGTAGACATTCCGGTATAAGAATCTATCAGGCCCAACCGAAAAGACATAATGGTCGCCCTTGTCTGAATCGTAACACGCACCGAGGTTAAAATTCATATTCTCCGTCCACGTCCAGATCATGTTAATAGCGTCCGTGTTATCGCCAATCGCTTCCTGTGCATCGCCGATGTCGCTCCGAGCGTTTAGAATTGACTGTGCGACCGCAGTTCTATAATCCGGTTCTTTTGCTGATTGCATTTTATTTAGATCCTTAAGTCATCTGCATTTGCTGCAACAACTTCGAGGTCGCTTTTTGAGCCTGCATCGCGCGTGTCTCTTGTTTAGTGAGTGCAACCATCAATGCCGACCCCTGCGCCGCGCTACTTGTCCCTGAAGGGAGTGAGTACATAATAGTTGTAATAATTTCATCTACAGGCATCGTTCCGACCATAACACGCACTTTATCCCCAAGTCCGAAGTCTCTGGGATACCTGACCTGGTCCGTCTCTTGAATAGTAAGCGTAAGTTGCCCATTGATAACCGACTGAGAAAGCGCGAGGTTGTTTGTTTGAACCATGTTAGCGGCAATCTGTGCAGGCGTGTCACCCGCAACCGCCGTCGCTGCACTGATCCACGATTCCCACCGTCCGTACTGTTGAATTGAATTAATATCTCCACTAGGGAGCATTTGTTTATCTGGGCCTGTTTGAGGACCACAACCCCATATCATATTAGCCGTCGGTGGCCCATATGTGTATACGTATTCTTTTAGGTTGCCACTCTCAACGCTAAATATAAGGTTGCCGTCTTGTGTTAAGTCATTGCCCATAAACGTATCAAATACTAACTCTCCGTTAATCTGCGTGGTTTTGAAGTTTACCCCACCACTAAGGCATACGTTTTGAACCTGTGTAAGTAGGTTCTCGCCTCGCGAGTTTGCAGTCACGGTTAATCCCTGTGCGGTTGGCATCCCTGTATTCAGAAATGGGATCGCCCGAGTACTGAAGTGATCCGAACACGCCCCAAGACCAGCATTGAAATAAACGAGCTCTTTCGCAACATTATCTGCTGGGCCACTTCGCGTATCATATCCCAAGTATAACGGATCATCAACGGTTCCACCGGATGTTTGGTATAACGCACCGCCAGTAAACGCCGGGGCGAGCATTGCAGGGTATTGTTGTGGCACCGCGATTGTGATAGTGTTAGTGCTAAAATCAACGCCCGACATAGTCATAGCCGCACTGTTATAATACCGCAGGTCGCTCATGTTGCCGTCATAGCCGCCTTCGATCGTATCCCAATTACTATGAGCGACCCCAGTAGGATCAAGCCATGTAACCGTTGAACCATCAAGGAACCCCTCAGCATCAGCAACTACCAGAGGTACGTCGTACTCTTCTCCTGCCGTTGAGCCGGTTGTAATGGTCGTTGATATACCAACCGCTGAACGCTGAACATCAAACTTCCAGGTTCCCGCTACTGCATCAAAGAGCGGCCCGGTGACTACGGGGTAACAGATACGGGACATTAGATACGCATTATCACAACCGCCTATTATCGACGTTGTTTCTACGCCCGCCTGGAGCGTGTGTTTAATCCCGTTAGACATAATTGGCCCGTCAATCAGTAGTTCTCCATCACGGTAGAATAGTATGCCAGTATTTACGTCAATGTCGTAGCTCTCGAAGTCCCTGGTGAGCATATCAAGTTCCCAGCTTGAGACTTCATTCAGTTTTAACGTATGTTGCCATTGGGTATATCGCGTGATCTCGCCTATGTCTTCCAGGTTAGAATCACGCATTATGATCTGACAGTCAGATTCTATTAAAGGACTTCCGGGCATTAGATACCCTCATATCGCGGCACTAAACTTAGGTTAGCTATGCTCTTGTTATACGTGGCTACGCCCATCTCAACAGTGATAACGTTCGCCCCGGGTTGGAATCCCCAGAACGTATTGCCGTTCGGGTCCATCTCGAATCTAAGGTTGTTCATCCCCCCAATGTCGGTAGTACTACCAGTAGATGCCGGAACCCACACGCTGATTACACCCGAGCCGTGGCACGTCGGACATATCTCCCACCCTCCGCACGTTGCGCATCCTGACGGGATAACGCCTGTGCCGTGACAGGTCGGACACGTCTCACTCTTCATATATCCTGCGCCAGTAAAGGTTGCGGAGTTTGTGCTCGCGACCGTGTGTGCGTTTTCTGTTGCATCTATGACAACAGCTTCGCCTGCTACTAAGTCGTGGTTCAGTTGGAATACGTCGCCCGTGGTAACGTTAGTAAGCGTTGGTGATCTTCCCGGGCCGGTGAATGTCCAGATAGGATATGCAATCACATCACCGTTATTATTAACGATGACTTGACTTCCGATGTAGCTCTGTCCAAGTCGCCAGGTAAGCATCGGACCGCACGCGTCCAGGATCGTATCAGTTGAGACAGGGTCTACGCCTGTTGTATGCACACCGCACCATGCCGTGATAAACAACCCATTTCGATATAGTGCAATAACCGTAGGCATGATATCATCAATAACGGTCATCGGCCCCCATGCTGGAAGAGCAGGGCCACACTGACCACCTTCGGACTTAGGGCGTGCGAATTGAAGTGCTGAAGGATACTGGATCGCAACTGCGTTCATGCCAATATCTCCGGGTTCGTTATAAGGGTAAAAATTGTTACTTGGACCGTAGGGTAACTGTTCTGTGATATTGGCATGCAGATATGTCACGCTTGGGTAATCTGCAACTAGCGCGTTTAGCTGTGCCATTGCATTATAACAAGGAGGGCAACCAGGTATCCACATCTGTAGTAGTGTGCAGTTCGGATTCACGGTGCGGGTCGTTGAGGGATCAGGAGTGAGGAAACAATCCTCAGTATCGACTTCGACTAGGTACGCCTCACTCGCAACCGTGTAGTTATTAGCAAGTGGGTTAACCAATGTTAGAACGGTTGGGCTATCAATGGAATAAATCTCATTCATCTCTTTAACTGATAGGAGATCAACGACGCAAAGGTTCATGGTAATACCGAATGCTGAGGGTGCCGTGAATGCCATATGAGTGGCATCTCCAGCGTACATAATCCTGAATGTGTGAATGCCTACAGTACTTGTAAACGGAATATCATAGTTCCCTGCGCTGTCAGTAGTAGTTGTAGCCCGTTGTGTCCAAGTTCCTGTTACATCTTCCCACAGAGTGACGGTTGCAGATGCGACGGCTATGCCGGTGTTCAGTTCCGTTAATGTGCCTGTAAACTCACACGTCCCTGCGGGACTCGTAGTGTAGTTCATTGTAAGACTAACCGCTTTGTGTGTCGGTTGCGTCCACACGTAATGCGTCCCGGCCATATCCAACTGATTGCTTCCAGGGTAATAGGTACTTGCAAGTTCCGAAATGATGAGATCGAATTGAAGTGATTTATAAAGACTAAGTTGTTCGGGTTCACTATCCCGTGCAGTTATCGCATTATATTTCGGCCCGAACCACACGACAAAGTTAGTCATCCCAGTCTGGTTAACATAACTCCAATCAAAGATGTCTCGGTACGTCGGCGCGGTTCCCGCAACGGAGTTAGTAAGCATCCCGTTAATGCCGCTTGAATCGTCAGGTCGAACGTATGCAGTTAGTCCGCTTTTTACGCTAGGTGATGCCAAATAGGCAGAGGTCGTATAGGTTTCGATGTAAGGAATTGACTTTGAGTTGTAGCAATCGAAACTATTATGATACACGCCTGTTCCTGAGATGTCAGGTTGTGTCGTGCCCGTACCTCGAGGAGACGAGTTGTCATTGATATACACAGCTCCGGCCCCTAATGATGCTATATATGCGGGGTCGCCAGTTCTGCCGTGAGAGTTGCCACCCATAAAGTAGCGCCATCCTGCAGCGTAGAGTGACGCAAGCCACGTATGATGGACAGAAAGCGCCGTATCATTATTTGTAACGACTGAGATATCAATCGCAGGCCATAATCCTTGTCCGGTTATCACGCCGAGTTCTGTAGAGTAATTATCAGAACCAGCCTCGGCAATGCAGATAATACCCATAAAGCCGTTGTAACCAAAGTATTGTATTTCTCCGTCGTTTATCATACTCGGCGGCAAGCCCGCCATATAATTGATATGATACGTGAATGTTCCAATCGCCACGATAAGCGAGGCACTGGAAGCCGCAAATGAACCATACGTGACCTGTCCTTCGAGCTCACCGAATATCTTTTGAAACAGCCACGTAAGCCACGTTGATAGTGACGGGTCTTGTTTTGCTATAGTAGTAACCGTATCTCCGGCATAACTAGCAAGATACGAGACCCACCCTGCGGTAGTTTCTTTACGGGTAAATGAGTATGCACCGTTCTTATCTGTAGTGGCAGATGCTATCTTAGTCTTGCCTCGCGGAGAGTTCTTATAAATCGTGACTGTTTGCCCTAAGACTCCTACGCCTCCCGCTTTAAGCGTGCCGGATAATGTGAAGTTAGTACTAACTGCCGGGTTACCTGGAGAGACTGTTAATGTTAGCGTTGTCGCAGCGACAGTACCGACAGTGATTGACGTTGACGCAGTAGATGGAGCAAGACTTCCGCTGCCGAGGAATGACGCTACATAGGTATATATCCCGTTTATATTGAGATTCTTAGTCACATAATAGGTGCCCGTCCCACTAGTAAAAGAGATACTACTCGTCGTTACACCATTGGGATCAGTCTCTTGGATTGACACCATTGTATTCGAAACGTTTTGGCTCTGCGAGGTAAGCGTTCCTGATACATGGAACGTCTGGTTGAGTTGAACGTTTGATTGCTCTGTTGAAACGGTGATATTTGTTGACGACTGGACGCTTAATGATAATTCATCTTCGGTTTCTTTTTCTTTATCTGCCAATAGTTCCGCTTGGAGGAGGCCCAACACCGCCTTACTTCCTTGAATCTCGATCGGGAACCCCGCTTCGCAGTTCTCCGTATTAGTAACCGTGAGCCGCGTATCGCCGGTTGCCGCGTCAGCAGAGAGTGCAATCTCTTCTGTGAATGTAAGGAAGTCAGAGTTCCAGGGTTCGCTCGAAAATGACTGCGATATTTCAGCACCTGGAGGAGCATACCAGTATGGATCGTCTGCTTCAACATAGAGTGGAACATTAACCGTTAAGCGGCTTCGTTTATCATCATCAACGGTTGTCTCGAACCCCTTTAGGTACCTGCAATACAATACCCTGGTTTCACCCTCTTCGTTAGTGACCCAAAGCTGGTGTTCGTCAACTTGTGTTATAGAATTTCTAATCCTCTCAAAGTTTCGATGGAAGTCCGCGGGATTTTGACCCGTGATCCTAAGTGGCAAATAAACGGGACGAACAGCGCCAACCCTCTGACGGAACTCCGCTCCTGCGATGTTTGGAACAGGATCAGATAGTATTGTATAAGGGAGGCCGTGGTGTCCGGTAGTTCCGATTAGTAAGTTGTAAACGTCATCATAAAGTATAGCATTCGGGTCGTTGCCTTGAACATTGAAGTTGTAGACTTGACCATCTGCCGTGTATAACTTCCATACTTCTGCCATGATTAAAACCCGTTCATATGGTGGTATCTCTCCAGTTCAAGATTTGACATAAGCACCTTTCTTGTTACGTTTTCTGAGTCCACACTGACGTATGTATTATAATTGATAGTTTGTGAGGATGATGAGGTCTGAGATGTTCGAACCGTTCCGCTAGGTGTGTTGGTACTGCCTACGATGCCCCCAGACGCGAACGACCCACCATATGATGCGACAAGCGAACTCCAATCTTCACCCCATCGCCTGCGGGGTACTACGAGTTCTTCTTCGTTCGCTTCACCCAGGAGGTATAGTGACCCGCCCGGCTTAGCAGGTACTAAAGCACCCTCAGCGCCTAATGATATGTGTAAGAACGGGGGGGTGGTATCAAGCGTAACATGAACCTGCCCTAAGGCACTTTGAAATGCTCCGGGAATCCCGGTGAAGAATCCCGCCGCCGCCGTCGTTAACCAGTCACCAAGTCCGCCTATCTGTCCCTTAATCCCTCCGGGAAGCCCGGTGAAGAATCCGGCGGCGCCAGTGAGTAACCAATCACCAAATCCTGATACGGCGCTTGTGATCTTACCAGGCAATCCAGTGAAAAAGCCTTCCGCCGCAGTGAGTAACCACGTACCGAATCCACCGAGTGCAGATACGATATCGTTCCAAAGGCCTGTCGCCCAATCAGCCCACGGCAACCCTTTGAGCCACGTTACCATACCACCTATCGCGCCAGTAAGGGCGTTCCATAGGTCTGTCGCCCATGTTGCCCATGGCAACCCTTGTAACCACGTTACCATACCACCTATCGCGCCAGTAAGGGCGTTCCAAACTGTAGTCGCATAACCACCCCAATCTAGACCTTTAAACCAGTTGACTATACCCGTTAGTTTGGCAATGAGTGCGTTCCATATAGCCAAAGCCATTCCACCCCAGTCCCTCGTTTCGAGTATGTTGAGAACCTTGTCGAACCCCGTGCTAAGCGCGGTCCACAGTTTAAGCAACGCGCCTCCCCAATCAATCCCTGTAAGTGCCTTGAGAATTGCCTGTCCAAAATATACTAATGTAACGAAGATAAGAGTGAATATCTGTAACCAATTAACCATTTTAAAAGCATTTAAGAGGGCTGTCCCTAATGCGACGCCCATAGACCCAAGCAGTTTAAAGAGATTTAAAATAGCGCCGCCCCAGTCTATCTTTTTTAGGGAGTCAAAGGCCCCCCCCAACGCTGCGCCAATACCACCTAATGCACCCATAAGGGCATTCTTTAGGTCGTTTCCAACCGGCCCCCAGACTGTTTTAAATGCATTAAGCATCCAGCCGCCTATCTGTGAGAGGTATCCGGGTACCGCTGACCAAAATGTAACGAACGCGCTGAGCATCCAGCCGCCTATCTTAGGAACAATCGCCCCGACAGTGCTCCAGAATGTGACAAATGCAGTCTCCATGGCAGTTAATATTTTACCGCCTATTTGTCCCAAATCAACCTTTGCTAATGCTTCTCCTAGCGCGGTAGCCACTTTAATGAATATCGTAGGTAACAATTCCATTAATTTTACAAAGACGTCACCGAGTTTGCCGAGTATGTCTGGACCTGCTTTGCTCACGCCATCGCTTAGTCCTTTGCTCATCCCGCCTGATACTTTGGTTCCCGTCGGACTTGTTGAAGAACCTCCACCACCACCAAAGAGACTGTCAAACGCTGCGCCTATCGCATTGATAATATTGTTAATCATAGAGGTCGGATCGAAGTTAAGCAAGCCAGTCAGGACATTGTCAATCGCCGTGAGCAGTCCGTTCACCATACCGCCCCAATCTATATTTTTAACTGAGTTGAACGCACCCATCAGCATGCCGCCGATCTTATCAAAGATGCCGCCTATCGTCGTGACGGATTCCCCGATAGCTGTGACTAACATTCCTGGGAGGCCCATTATATCGTTCTTTACAGTATCAAGGCCGCCCTTGATCCCACTGACCAAATCAGTCGAGAACTTGGAGAAGTTAAGGCTTGTTAGGTCTCCGACGAGTTCCTTGACCCATCCGAGAAGAGACATGAATTGACTCACAAGAGCGCCGATTGAGGTTCTAAAAGTATTTGATGTCGCATACAACAACATGAACCCCGCACCTATCGCCGCGATAGCTATAGTTATGGGGTTAAATGCCATTGCGATACTTCCAATAATTTCAAGGAAGCTTCCACCACTTGTTACTGCGCCGGCAATACCAGTAACTGTGCCCATTATAGGTGCCAGCATGCCACCGAGAAGAGCTGTTATCGGTGCGAGAACGCCTGCAAGTATGCCACCTTCACCCGCAGCAGCACCGAGCCCTGTTGCGACGCCTTCCGCTTCACCCGCCGCGCCGCCGCCTTCTGCCACTTCTGCGCCTTCAGCTGCTTCACCCGCTGCGCCCCCCCCGCCAACTTTTGGCGCGACTAGGTTAGTCACTTTACTCTGTAGGTTCATATCCTTCAGCGCAGAAGTAACCTTTGCGATATCCGCAGGTAGTTTCGTGATACTCATATCAAACAGTTTGAGCACCATCTGTAACGCGCCGACACCGCCGACTAGTCCTATGAAGGCCATACCGATCATCTGTATAGGCATCGGTAAACTAGTAAATACAGTTACTAAAGAAGTGATAATAGGTAGAAGCGGCGTAATAGCAGCAAGGAAGCTTTCTAGTAAACCAATTATAGACTCACCTAACGGGGCAAATGCTAGTTCGAGTTTGTTTTTGAATATGTCTAGTCGTTGTGAAAAAGTTCGCGTATCTTCATACGATTTCTCCATAGCACCGGAATTCGTGTACATCTTACCCGTCAGGGTATCAAAGTCAAACGCCCCGGATTTTGCTGCGGCAGTTAGCTGTACTAGAGCGGTTCCACTAAGTTTCGACACCTCACCAGTCTTTACCCCCGTTGTAGCATATTTGTCTAGCTCTTGAGTGAGTGTAGAGAACGCCTGCTTTGATGTATCGCCGCTCTTTTCAAGCGCCGCCATCCCCGTGTTTAGGCCACTTATAGCGGTTCTTGATTTAACCCCTGAGCTGTCCATCTGAGCAATCGATGCGGTCATATCATCGACGCTAACACCGGCTGCCGCATATGTCGGCCCGGCCTTTATCATATCACTTTGTAGCTGAGAGACTGGGATGTGAGCGTACTGCGAAGCTTGGGTAATGTCGTTAAGTGACGCCGCCATACTGGACGCTGGTTCATGAAACTGTGCAAAGGTCTTCATTAACTGGTCGGTATCTGTCGCCACGCTTGTGCCTGTTACCGTGGCGAACTCTTCAAAAGCAGACGTAAGTGATGTGACCGCTGCTTGCGTTGGCGGTACGCCGCCCTGCATATCTTTAAGTCGGTCATAGACCGTAGAGACCGCAGTGGCGGCGTCAGCAGAACTTATAGGGAAGTTACCAAAAACAGTGTTGAACGATCCCTTTAAGCCATTAAGTGCCGTGCCAGTTGCGCCGGTTTGTTTCTCTATAGATTTATAGGCGCCGTCAACATCCTCAGCAGACTTTACGGCGAATGCGGCAATTGCTACACCTGCAACACCGACACCTGCCGCAGCCATCGTGCCGATGCTGCCTAACTTACTACCTAAGCTGCTACCTAAGTCCTCGCCTTCACCTTTCGCCTCAGCCATCCCCGCTTTAAGTTGGGTAAGGTCTGCCCCGAACTTAACAACGATGTCAGATCCAGTGCCTACCACTATTCACCCCACGGTGCTTTTCCAAAGACCTTCGGATCAACTTTCTTAATCTCGATCCCGCCCTCTAATACGATAGAATCTTCCGCGGCTTCCGGTCCGCAACAGATGATCGCTATGTTCTCTGCTTCTGTCCATTCTTCTGAATCCTTCTTAACTGTCTCAGGATCGAGCCCGCGCTGTTCAAGGATCTGGTGCGTCGTCATTAAAAGCAGTTCATCGCGTGGGATTGCCGGACGCATTGGTATATCTATCTTTTCAATTACTTCATCAGGTACATACTCTTCATACCACGGCAGAATATCCTGAATCGTTACGACTGGTTGTTTCTCGTCCCATCGGTTTGAGTTGGCGATTGTAACCATGAGTTGAGCGTTTCTGATTTGCTCTAGTTTCTCACGTTCTTCCCACCCGCGATAGAGTTGTGTGAACTGAAACGGCGTTAAGGCAAACAGTTCATCGTGTGTAAGGTGTAGCACCCCGAACGCCGCTTCCATTATCGCGGACATATCGAGACGGGTTACTTTTTTGCTTCGCCCTCCACACCTTCAACAAGGGTCTCTGTAAACTCTTTCTGGTCTACATCCTCTTTGATCTCTACCGGAACGACGCCCTCAAAGGCAATGTTCATCGCCGTCATTATCTGCGCTAACACATCGGTCATCGTTTCGCAACCGAGGACTTTATACGCAAT